GTTGCACAATCTCAAGACTCAGTTCAATGCAGCCTATGTTGAAGAAGTCATCGGTAAGCCAGAGTTTGCTGAGCGCATCAAGTATGTTGTGGTCCCCTCTATCTTCCACAAGATAAACACTGCCAATGAACTCAACCTATCCTTGGACCAAATCCATGTGATACCCAACGCCATCTTTCCATTGTCGTTTAGACAGGATAAGTTCGATGGTATTACATCTGGTACCAAGCAGATTCGGATTATCCATACCTCAACCTCGTACCGAGGTCTGCCTATCTTGATGGATGCCCTCCGTCATATCGAGCATGACTTTAGGCTTGAGGTGTACAACGACTACAACCCAGACATCCACTTCAAGGGTGACCAGTCTGAGATTGATAAGCGTGTCCGCTTCTTCTGGAAAACCCCACGGGCTACGGTCATGGAAGCGGTGGAGAACTCACACATCTTTGCCTACCCGTGCATCTACCTTGAGACATTCTGCCTATCGCTGGCAGAAAGCATGAGTGCTGGCAACCTGTGTGTGTATCCAGACTTCGGTGCGCTCGCCGAGGTGGGCGATAACAACGGTGTGGTCTATGAGTACGAGGACAACATACAAGAGCACGAGATGATATTTGCTTCTGCCCTCAACCTTGGCATCGAGAAGATACTCAAGGGTGAGTGGAATCCAGAGGAAAGCATGAGGCATGTAAACGAGAACTTCTCCTGGGAGCGCATTACCCAAGAGTGGATTGACTTCGACAGAAAACTTTAGGAGAAACATGATAGCCAAGAACGACACCGTGGCAATCGGTTGGTGCGATAACGGTCTGACCGATGGCAAGTTTACCGAGGGTCTGATGACTGCCATCATCGCTGGACCCAACAACGGTATGCGTATCACGACAAGTATCAGGGTGCAGGGTAATCAGATTGGCAGACAACGCCAAGTCCTTTTTGACCACTGGGCTGACCACATGAAAACAGACTGGCTATTGTGGGTTGATTCAGACATTGTGCTGACCCTTGATGCCATGGCAAAACTGTGGGCAACGGCAGACAAGGTGTCTAAACCCGTGGTGACTGGCATTTACTTTATCTCGAAGGAGAACGAGGGGGCTTTGATGAAGCCCTTTCCTGCCATCTTCCACAATGTTGGTGAGTTCGAGATTAGATTCGTGCACCCTCTGCCCGAGAATCAAGTCATCGAAGTTGACCAGGCTGGCTTTGGTTTCGTGCTGATGCACAAGTCGGTCATCACCAAGATGCGAGAGAAGCACGGCAAGGTGTCGTTCTTTACCGAGACTGCTGCAAGTAATGACGATGACCACTTCGTAGGCGAGGACATTATCTTCTTCCGCAAGATGAAGGATGCTGGCGTGCCACTGCATGCACACACGGGTGCGCTGGTCAAGCACATGAAACGCTTTAGCCTTGACCATGACTACTACAAACTATTCTGGAAGGAAGCCGATGAGCCAACAAAAGAGTAACAAGAGAAGGGGTGCAACATTCGAGATTGAACTTGCTGACTGGTTTATTGAGAACAGTCTAAACGCACAACGCTTACCCCGAGCAGGGCGTAATGATGTTGGCGATGTGTTCGTACCAGGGGTGAATGGCATCTACATTGTCGAGGCGAAGGCACCACGCAGGGATGGGCGCATTGACCTATCCGGCTGGATTCGTGAAGCAGAGGTAGAGGCACTCAACTACAAACTACAAAAGAACTTGGCAGTAATGCCAGCACCCTTGGTCATTATCAAGGCAAGCAACCGTCCGATTGGAGATGCTTATGTCGTTCAGAGGCTCAACAGTGTCCTCCCAAACCTCTAAGCACGACATCGTTAGAGTCCTTGAGCACTATGGATTTACCATTCCAAGTAACCGTGGTGGGTGGCAGTCGGTTCGATGCCAGTTCCACAACGACCATGTAAAGTCTGCCCGTCTAAACATAGACAACGGTGGCTTTCGCTGCTTTGCTTGTGATATGGCTGGAGATGTTTATTCGTTGATTATGAAACGAGAAGGAGTAAAGTATGGCGAGGCTGTCAAAATCGCAGAGAGAATCACTGGAGAGAGCCACGGAGAACTACGAGCAAAACCTCGGAATGGTTCTCGAGTACCTGGCGAGTCGCGGTATAACGGAGGAGACGGCTCGTATGTTCCGCCTCGGCTTCGTAAGACTTCCGGAGACGGGGCATGAACCTTACATCGGTAAGTTAGCCATCCCTTACCTCACGCCATCAGGTGTAATCGACATCCGCTTCCGCAGTCTAAACGCAGATACCGGACCGAAGTACATGTCTCGACCTGGTGCAAGTACACATATCTACAATGTCAAGGCACTCTCGAGTGACAGTGATGTGCTCGTCATTTGCGAGGGTGAGATAGATACAGTCATCGCTACACAGGTTGGCTTCTCTGCAGTTGGCTTGCCTGGTGCTAACAACTGGAAACCTTTTTACTCCCGTGTCCTTGCGGACTGGGAAAAGATTATGCTCTTCTGCGATGGCGACAATGCGGGACGAGAGATGGCTAAGAACATTAGCCGAGAGTTAGACAATGTGTTCCCCGTCTTTATGCCGGAGGGTTCCGATGTGAACGATGTGTACCTTGCCGAAGGAGCAGATGGATTGCGGAAACGGATGGGTGTTTAGACATGGCTAAGAACTCATCATTTGATTTGGACTTTGGGTACGGGCGTAAGGGTGAGCAACTGGTCGAAGAGTTGTTGACCAACGGCAAGAAGGTAGAAGTCAAGCGGGATAGAAAGTGGTGGGTTACTAACAACATTTATGTTGAGGTTGAGTGCTGGTATTTGAGCAGTCAATCGTGGGAGAAGTCAGGCATCATGGTGACGGGCGCTGACTACTGGGCTTTCGTGCTGGAGCAGGGCGTGCTGATGGTACCTACATCACATGTGCTCTACGCAGTGCAGGAGTTTGGGCGTGAGATTACATGCGACATCCCACCGAACAAGAGCAAGGGCTATCTCATAACCGTTGATGATTTGCTGATGGCTATGAGGAAACTCAAGAACGAGAAGGCTGAGCAGAAAGATGGATGAGCAAGACAAGGTATGGGAAACCATATACGGTGTAGCCAAGCAAGTGACGGCGCGTAGTAATCGTATGCACCGCGGGCTGGTATCCGCTGATGATATGTACCAACACCTATCCCTTTGGGCGCTGGAGCACTGGCACAAGGTAGAACAGTGGCAGGCAGAGGAGAGTCTCAAGTACAAGTTGCGTAAGACTTTCTACAATGAAGCGCAAAAGTATGTGGCTAAGGAGCGCTCGCGCCATGCCCGTACACCTATCACTGACTCGTTCTACTACACCCTCGAGGTATTGCACGAGTTGCTTCGTGATGTGTGGACACACCAAGGCTGGACTGATACGCCCGACATGGCTAATGAGTTCGTCTCGCACTCGGCTAAGCCGAGCGAGGGTGGCAATCGCATGGCTTTGCTTTCAGATGTAGCGGCGGGGCTGAACCGTCTAAACGACCAGGACAGGGAACTGCTGCGGCTGAGGTATGCCAATGGTGGTATGGAGTTTGGTGCGCTTGCCGAATCTTTGGGCGCATCCGAAGAGGCGGTGCGCAAGAGAGTCAAGCGTGCGCTCGTGAGATTACAAGACAGGCTTGGCGGTGAAGCGCCAGTGTGGTATGGCAGGAGACGGCGCATGTCCAATGAACAGGCACGACAAGAGATAAGAGAGCAGGACAACCAATGATTATCGGACTGAGTGGATATGCCCGAAGCGGTAAAGACACAGTGGCTGAGTTGCTATGTCTAAACTATGAGTTCAAGCGCATATCATTTGCTGACCCTATGCGTGAGGCTATCCTCACCCTGAACCCCAAGATAGACAGCATCACCCATGTCTCACATTATGTAGAGGACTACGGGTGGGACATGGCTAAGCAGAACCCCGAGGTTCGCAGATTGCTACAGGTCTTTGGTACAGATGTTGGGCGCAAGATGTTTGGCGAGAATGTCTGGATAGACATGGCGTTTAGACACATCGAACCTGACTCACGAGTAGTGATTGCTGATGTGCGCTTTCCTAATGAAGCAGAGGCAATCAAGCAACGAGGTGGCAAGGTCATTCGTATAAACAGGCACAACCATAGTGCGGTCAATGCTCACAAATCTGAGATTGCGATGGACAACTACATGTTTGACCATGTTCTTTACAACGATGGAACGATTGATGACTTGGCGGAAAATCTATTCATGCTCATGCGGAGTGCGTTTAGACAATGACTGATGACGAGTTCATCCAGCGATTCAACGAACTCCATAACTATATCCTTGAGCGCTTTCATAAGAAGATTGATTACGCGATGACGGATGTTGACTCTCCCGCTTGCTTGCGTGATAAGCGTTACTGGGAGGGATGGAACGCTGGTCTGAACTGGGCGCACCGTATCGTGCGTGGTGATAAATCCGCTGACTAAATAAGAAGCACCCGCCACTGGGACTGGAACCAAGTAGCGGGTGCTTGACCTATTATAGGGGTAAGTGTGCTCCGGCAGTCAAATCGGAGACTCCCCACTTGAGTGCCTTGCGGTACTCCGTGCGTAGGGCTGGCGTTAGACCGCCCCAGATTCCGTAGTTCTCATGGGCTAGTCCCCACTCCAAGCACGCTTCGAGTACCGGACAGCGAGCGCACAGATTGTTATAGAAGCGCTCCTCTTCCCGTGTAAACGATACCTTGTCTGGGTAAAAGACCTCGGTATCCATGCCTTTGCATGAGGCATCCTTGAATAACTCGGGGTTGTACTTGAGTTGGTAGTACACCTTGCCACCTGCCTCACGCACATCCTGCACCTCATGATGCTTGGGTTCTACCATTTCTAGTACCATCCTCTCGATAGGTTTGAGCCGAGCGCTTTGCAGATGTTGCCACCGTACTTGCGCTGAATGTATTTCAGTCCTGCTTCCACTTGCACGAAGCCGTTGTTGGTGCGCTTGTGCCCTACTAACTCCCATGTTGCGGGCATGAACTGGGCTATGCCATAGGCACCGGAGTCCTTGTTCAGTGCCTTGGGTCGCCAGTTAGATTCGCGCATCCAAAGTGTGTATAAACATGTCCACTGCTCCAACTTATCCATTTGGATGAGCATGTCCACAGCGTACCGTTGGTACTCGTTCTCGTAGTAGGCAACGACAGTCCCACTAAGGGTAGGTTCTCGCTCCTTCTCCGTGACCGTCAGAGTGTGGCTATCGAAGAAGCGGTCATCCACGGCTACGGTTGCGACAACCAGGAGCATGGATGCAACGATGCGTCTAAACATGGGTCACATCCTTTGCCACTTGGTCAACGAAGTTCAGTAGCCAGTCGGGAATGTCGGTGTCGTAACCCTCACCGTCCCCCGCACCTACGATGATGGCGTTGCCATAGAGGGTTGATTCATTGTTGAGCAGGAATGAGATGCCACTTGCGACAGCGTTGATGCGTGGTCTTTCTTTCAGTCTGCCTTCCTCGTCTATGTACATGGTCGCCACCGCCTTGTCGTAAGTGTGGTCATAGAGATGGATGATTTCGATGAGTCCCTCGACAGCAGACTTGTAATCTTCCAGTTGTCTAAACACTCTGCGCTCATAGGTTCCGCCAGGGAACACCACGATTCCGGTTACCTCTTTAGGCATTTGCTTCACTCTCCTCTTGATTCTTCTTGATGTCGTTGATTGTAGGGGTTGGTGCGAGTCCTTCATCCTCGCACAGCATGAAGTGTTTGGTCATAGTGCGCTCACCGTAGTGGTCACCGCAGACACCGCACCTCATGTGTTTAGACACTCTCGCTTTCCTTGTACTCCCGCCTGCATGATTCGCAGAGCCTGCCATCCTCGGGTTCGAGTTCGTTGCTATCGCATGACTCGCACAGTCTGATGCTCATTACTCTAAGTCCTTCCCGTCTCGGATACATTGACGGCACACATAATGCCCGCCACTTTCCTTGATGAATGTTGCATCGTCTCCGCATGTGTAGCACTCGTTCATTAGAATGGTCTTTCTACTGAGTTGGCGAGGCGCTCGCGGTTGATGCGGTTGACCTTGTAGAGTTCCCAATAGGCACGCTCTAAGCGTGCGTGTTGCACGGTTGTGTAGATAAGTAGCGATAGCGTGACTACTTGTGCCACCATCGCATAGATAAGTAGTGATTCCATTGTCCAGTCTTTCTCTTACAGTGCGGGGCTTTCCCACTTGCAAAGATTCCCAGATGTGCAAGCGAAAGTCAAGAACATTCCAGAATAAAAACAAATTTTTTTATTGTCTAAACAGTGGCTTCTCTTCTCGTCGTCAGAAAGTGTGTGTCTAAACAGGGGCGCTGCTTCCGCCTGAAGTGTGCGTCTAAACAGCAAAGCCCCCCGCTTGTGGCGAGGGGCTGAGCCGGACGAGGTTACTTAGATGGCGAGTTGCTCCTGCTCATCATCGGTGTAACCATCGTACTCCCACCAGTGCTTGACGGAATAAGCACGGCGTGGTCTGAATGTATCGAACTCGACAATCTTGCCACCCTTGACCACGAAGTACTCGCCCTCGTTGGCTGAGTGTTTCCATGCTAGGTCTGAGTCCAGCATGATAGATGCATTCTCGATAGTGTCCTCGGTTGACCCGTACACGAGCGAGCCTGCGAGAGTCTGCCCAATCCAAAGCGGGGATGAGTTGACCCGTGCAAGGTGCAGGATGTCGGGCTTGTCTTGCTCAATCCATGCGAGCGAGGCGGTGCCCTCCATTTCAGTGAGCAGTTGGGTCGGATGGTCGTTGCCGAAAGCGAGCAAGGCGGTCACCGCTTCTGAGTCAACAGCACCGATGCGGTTGATACGAAGTTGTCTAAACAGGTCGCGGTCATTGCTGATGTGCCCGTTGTGAGTGAGCACGATACGCCCGCGAGGGATGGGATGATTGTTGGCGTTGTTCTTGGGCGTGCCTTGCGTTGCGTAGCGCGTGTGCATGATTGCAGTCTGCGCACCATGGCAAAGGTTGTTTGCCTTGCGCACATAGTGAGTCGCGGGTAGCGGTGCCTTGCGGATGATGCGCCCGCCACTCTTGCGGTCAATCCATGCCGAACCAGTGGCGTGTGTGCCACGGTGTTCGATGTCGAGCAACATTTGACTCGCTAGGTTGTGAATGTCTGCGGTCTTATGGTCTTGCGATGATAGGCAATAGCCAGCGATGCCACACATAGTTATTTCTCCAGTCTGCTAGTTGTTAGGGGTTGATTCTATCACACTACCTTCCGCACCCTCTACACGAGGGGCGGAGGCAGTCTCCACAGATGACGCGTTCGTTTAGACGGTCATCACTTGGCGGGGTGGTCATGGTGTGACCTCCACTAGGCATTTCTCCAGTGTGTCTAAACAGTACGCACCATCGAGAATCCAGATGTGCGAAGTGAGATACCAGAGCGCACCGATAAATAGTGCGCTCACGAATCCGGCTACGAAGTAGCCACGCGGTGTTACCTTCATGTTTAGACACGCTCACTTTCGAGAATGTCGCGGGCGTAATCTGCGTAGGCATCCAGACTCCAGCCGTGGCAGAGTTGTCGGATGAGTAGCGCACCAGTTCCACCGTGTGCCTTGATACTTTCCTCGACTAGCGCCTCGACATGATTGCGGATGAACTCGGCAAGGGTGTAGGGATTGTTTAGACGGATTGCCTCATCCCTTATCACCTTGTACGAGTTGTAATCATTCTCCAGCACGAGCGCGATGTCTCTTGCGAACACCTCGCGGGCGGTTGCGTTGTCCATGTTTCCAGTCCTTCCGTGTAAACGCTCACGGTCTTTCCGTGGCGTTCGTGGGATGGGCGGGAGTTGCACCCGCCTACGCTTTCCACCCCTGCCCGCGTTAGCGGGCATCTAACTCCTCTGCTCTACCCTTGAGGAATGAGGCGGTGACCTCATCCAGTGCACCGGCGGTAACCAGACCATCCAGTAACCGGATGACCGACTCGAATCGGCTTTCGGGTTGGTGCCAATCGTCCGCGGTGTTGAGCAAGAAACCCGCTTTCGAGAATCGTGCCATGGCGCTCACGAACTTAGCCCATGCCTCGACCTTGGCACCGTTGAGGGTGCCGTGGTGCAGTCTGAACTCCACCGTTCCGTGGGTTTGGTAGGCGTTTAGATTGAGCGAGTAATAACGCCCGTGAATCCCCGCGTTACGGATTGACCCATTACGCACGGACTCCACCCATGAATCAAGTTCTGCCAGTGGCACCTCTCGGCAGAATCGGTTTCCGATGCGGGACGGGGCAACGAGTGCCGAAATAGTCGCGTGAGCGAGATTCCAGTTCCAGACGAGTTTGGCGATGCCTTCGATGCCGTACTCGTCCGCACCTAAGTGCACATGAAGCCCACACTGCTTGTTGACGGTAGCGCCACCGATGCGAAGGGTTCGCGTGGCGGTGCGTGCCTCGTTTAGACGGCTACCGTCAAGGATGGGGCTAACTGCCTCGGCGCTTACATGATGGGTGCCGTCCATCTTTACGCGCCACGACAACCCCGCTTGATTGAGCAGGTGTTGAGCGCGTGATATTGCAAGGTCTGACACCTCTAGTTCGATGCCGTAAGTTTCCATGGTTCCAGTCTCCTTGTCGTTTAGACGGTTAGTTGTTCTCGGTGAATGATTGACGGCATGCAGGGCACACGGGTGTGCCTAAACGGTCAAGCGTTGCACGCGAGACACGGGCGATGTAGTTGCAGGGCACGCACTCCACCTTGAGCAGGCGCGTAGTTTGTTTCTTCACCTCGGGCAAGGTGAGCGATGCGTGAGGGTAGGCGGGAAGATTGTCGACAATCTCCCGCGCCCATGTAGGTAACTCGCTACCGTTTAGACCGAGTGCACGGATGGCGTTACGGTAGGCATCATGCTTCCGGTAATCGCCGGTCACTACGGCAACGAGGAGAGGCAGGACGGCACCGGCTACCTCGCGTTTCGCCGAGAGTTCCGGCGTGACGAAGATTTCCGCGTAGAACTCCTCGGAATTGGTAGGAGGGACGAGGGAGGCATGCACGGGGTTTCGCTTGCCCTGCTTGGCGGGGAATCCGCACGAGAGTTTCACGGCGGTTTCTTCCTCGGTGTACTGCACGCGTTGAGCGATGGCAGAAATAGCGTTATTCGCTAGTTCCTTGAGCCATGTCTCACGGTTCATGTCTATCTCCAGTCTTAGAACACTTGTTCTAATCGCTACGGGTGGCGCTCTGCCACCTCGTCAGTATTCAGTTATGGGCGCATCCAATCCAATCAGTCTAAACATGTCAAGCCGAAACGGGCAGATTTCCAAACTTTTTTTTGAGACGGTTTGTCTCACATAGTGAGACGGCTTGAGGGCGGGGCGGTGCCCGCGTGCCCGTGTAAACGCGGGGCGCTAGGCATGGCGGGGCGAGGCATGCAATCGGGGACGGGGACGGGCGATGCATGCCGGTGCTAGTCCTAGCCCTGCACTGCCCTAGCGCTTAGCAATCAGTGCATGCGAGTGCCAAGCATGCCAGTGCATAGCGTTTACACATGCCAGCAAGCAGTGCCAGCAGGGTGCGAAGCACCCCAGGGTTTATAAAAGCGGAGCGAGTGTGTATATGTGTATCCACCTACATAAGTTTGCTAGCCCTGAGTGGGGGGTAAATAGCCTTCTGACCTGCACTTTTGCTACATCCGTAAGGATGTGGTGTAAATCACACACCAGAAAGTGTCCGGTAGGACCCTTCTGGACACCTATAGTATAAGTGAGGAGGCGAAATCGCCGGAGCCTCCGAACGCTAAGCAGCGACCCCCAAGGGTCGCCCATAAAGAAGCCCCTAACCTTCGGGCTTCGTATGGACTACGCCCTTCGGTTAGGAGATAAGCCCAAGGCTCCCATTATTCCGCCTTGGTATAACCTATGGAAAGAAAACGAACTACCGCTGCTTCCCACAAAAGCGATGCCATCAAGAAGCAAGTTATAGATTTTTTGATGCAGGGCTACTCTGTGCAACGAGCCATGGACTCCGTAGGCAGAAGTCTCAAGACCTACGAGTACTACCGTAAGACAGACCCTGACTTTGCCTCTGCTTGTGACCGTGTGCGGTCCATGACCGCAAGGGGTGAGATAGGCAACCGAGGGGAAGTACCACCCTTCCCCGAGTTCTCAGAGAAGTATCTAGGCACCAAGGTGTTCAAGCACCAGGAGCACTGGATTGATTTGCTGGAGGGTAGGGACCCTAAAGATGTTCACCCTGCCATCACCTACGAGGCTGGTTCACCGGACCTACTCATAGTCAACACCCCTCCAGAACACGCCAAGTCCACGACCATTACGGTCAACTACGCGGTGTACCGGATTTGCCAGAACCCCAACATCAGAATCATGGTGGTGTCCAAGACACAGGCTATGGCGCAAAAGTTCCTGCTCTCCATAAAGAACAGACTAACGCATCCTAAGTATCAGGAATTACAGATTACCTTTGGTCCCCCAGGGGGCTTTGAGAAGAACTCTGATTCATGGAAGCAGGACTTGATTTACCTATCCTCCGAAGCCAGGGACTCTGGTGAGAAGGACCCTACCGTGCAGGCTATCGGCGTACGAGGGCACATCTATGGTGCTCGTGCCGATTTGATTATCATGGATGACTGCGTTGACCACACCAACGCCCATGAGTACGAAAAGCAGATTGACTGGATTCAGTCGGAAGTCATGTCTCGTATTGACAACGATGGGGGCAGACTACTCGTTATAGGCACCCGTCTAAGACCCAGAGATTTGTACTCTGAACTGCGCGACCCTATGCGCTATCCGGACGAGACTTCCCCTTGGACTTACTTCGCTCAACCTGCCGTATTGGAGTTTGATGAGGACCCAGACAAGTGGGTTACCCTTTGGGCTAAAACTAACATGCCGCCCGTGTCAGGCAAGGGTGAACCTGATGCTGAGGGACTTTACCGCAAATGGGATGGACCTGCGCTTCACAAGAAGCGTGCTCGAATATCGCCTAACTTGTGGGCAATGGTCTATCAGCAACAACAGGTACAAGAAGATTCTGCTTTCCCATCCGAGGCTATCAAGGGTGTTATCAACGGTGCTCGTAATGTGGGGCTTATACCCCGCGGTAAGGCTGGCGCACGCGCTAACGGCATGGACGGTCTTATTGTTATCGCTGGTCTGGACCCCGCTGGTTCTGGCTACACTGCTGCCGTATGCCTCGCTCTGGATGTTTCTACACAAAAACGATATTTGCTTGATGTGTCCAATAAGCCAGGAATGAAACCTGACGAGATACGAGGGCTGATAAAAGGCTGGACAGACAAGTATCGAGTTTCTGAGTGGCGAGTTGAGAAAAATGCTTTTCAGACTATGTTGACTCAGGACCGTGAGGTACGGGAATACCTGTCGTCACGGGGTGCAATTTTACGAGAACATCACACGGGTCAAAACAAATGGGACTCTAATTTCGGAGTTGCATCCCTGACGACCCTATTTCACGGTTATGAAGATGACGAGGCTCTTATCGAGTTCCCATCTACACACGCCTCCGAAGGCATCAAGTCGCTCATTGAGCAACTGGTTACTTGGTACCCCGATGCGCCTAAGTCGCAAAAGACGGATACCGTCATGGCTTTCTGGTTCGCTGAACTAGGTTGCCGTGACCGTCTAAACAGTGCACGCTCCTTCGCACGCACGCACAACCGTCTCAGCATGTTCCATACCAAGTACGACCAGTCCCGACAGATAACTGTCAACCTATATGAACAAAACTACGCATAGAACAGGAGGTGGGTGTGGCGCTTACTTTCGATGAAATCAAGACTAAGTATGAGCAAGTAAAGCAAGATAACGCAGAACGCGATGGGCGTATGGAGCAAGTTCTCCTGGTTCGCCAAGGTCGCATGCGTGATGTTTTTCCAGACTTGTTCCCAGATGGTCCATTTGAGAATCCCATTGTTGCTAACATGGTGGACATCTCAGCCCGCGACCTATCCGAAGTCATCGCGCCCCTACCAGCGTTCAACTGCAACTCACCAACGATGGTGTCTGAGAAGGAACGCAAGAAGGCTGACAAGCGTGAAGAAATCGTCAACGGCATCGTTGACTTCTCTGACTTGTCAACCCAGATGTTTACCGCTGCCGACAGGTATGTAACCTATGGATTCGTTCCAGCACAAGTTGAAGTTGACCTAGATAGCAACATGCCACGCATCCGCTTCCTGGATTCGTTTGGCTCTTACCCAGTCATTGACCGATTCAACCGAGTCACTGCGTTTTTCCAGAGAATCCAGAAGTCAACACAAGAATTGATGGCTGCGTACCCAGAGTACGCCCATATCATCTACGACAAGGATGAATCCTCAAGCCTTCTTGAGATTGTTCGTTACCACGACAAAGACCAAGATGTTCTCTTCATCCCAAGTCGCAACAACTTCGTCATAGACCGAGCCAAGAATCCTCTTGGCGAGTGTATGATTCGAGTAGTCCAGCGACCATCTATTGACTCAAAAGCACGGGGGCAGTTCGATGATGTTCTTGCGATTCAGGTCGCTAAGGCTCGTTATGCGCTCTTGTCACTTGAGGCTGCTACCAAAGCAGTCCAGGCTCCTATCGTTGTCCCTCGAGATGTAAATGAGTTAGCCCTTGGACCAGATGCAATCATCCCCACAGAAAACCCTGGCGCTGTTCGTCGAGTCGCTATTGAGATACCAAATGGCGCTTTTGCTCAGCAGCAAGTCCTTGAGGGAGAACTTCGTCTAGGAAGTCGCTACCCAGAGTCTCGTACCGGAAACATTGATGCTTCCATCGTCACGGGTCGTGGTGTTCAGGCTCTCATGGGTGGGTTCGATACTCAAATCAAGACTGCGCACGCCATGTTTGCTCGCGCCTTCGTCGAACTTCTTAGCCTTTGCCTCAAGGTCGAGGACAAGATTTTCGGTGACATCGAGAAGAACCTACGCGGTACACGCAACGGAACTCCATACAACATCAAGTACAAGCCAAAGCGCGACATTGATGGTGACTACACCGTTGATGTTCAGTACGGATTGATGGCAGGACTTGACCCCAACCGTGCGTTGGTGTTCGGACTTCAGGCTCGCGGTGACAAGTTGATTTCCCGCGACTTCCTCCGCCGTCAGATGCCATTCTCCTTCAACGCAACTCAAGAAGAAGAGAAGGTTGATACCGAGGAATTGCGTGATGCGATGAAGCAAGCAATTGCTTCTTACGCACAAGCCATTCCAGCGCTTGCATCACAGGGACAAGACCCATCAGACATCCTCTACAAGTTGTCGTATGTCATCAATGAGCGACAGAAGGGGACCTCGATTGAGGTTGCAGTTTCAGATGCGTTCAAGCCACAGACTCCCCCACCTGGCGCTATGACCCCTGAGAATGTAAGTCCCGAAATGGGAGGGCTGCCAGGTGAAGGTATGCCAGGTGAGGGGCTTCCCGAAGGACTTAGCGCCACGGGTCGAATGGTCGGTGTTGCGCCAGGACAGATTGCTCCAGGCGGACGACCAGATGTTCAATCTCTTTTAGCAAGTTTGACTCAACGGGGCGAGCCGAATCTACAGGCATCGCTCATCAGACGACTACCAGCATAGGGGAGGTGAACATGAAGAAATCAAAGATGGCAAAGGGTTATAGCAAGAAGCCAGCGAACCAAGGTTCAGCAGGAAAGCCAAATGTACAGAAGCCTATGTTGGCAAAGAAGGCATCGTCTAAGGGTGGCAAGGTCTATCAGACTGCAGCACCACGAGGTACACGCGGAAGCAAGAAGAAGTAATTGCGTGACCTGAGCATGTCCGTAAACTGCTCAACAAAATTAGCGCTCTTATAGCGGAAGGTAATTATGGCGGAGCCACGCGAAAGAAACTTTCAAGTATCAGCAACAGGCGGTGCTGGAACAAATGGGCAACCTGCTCGGTATGCAGCAGGCATTGACAACGCACAAGATTTCTATGATGTACAAACTTCAGCGCCTATGGCTGGCAGAAACCCCGCAAACAAGCCTCAAGCGCAAGCACCTATGGCAGAGCGACCAGCCCCTCGCATGCCACTAAACGGCATTGTTCCGCTTGATGCGCCTACTCAGTATCCAGACGAGGGCGTTGATACTGGTGGCATGCTTGGACCTAACGCTGGTGAAGAAGTCATGGCTGCTCCTGCTATGTTGCGAGCGCAGAACGACCAAGATGTTGCACAACTTGCGGCATATCTTCCTTTCTACGCAAAGATTGCCGAGATGCCACAAGCATCTAACGCATTTAGAAACTGGTATCGTTATATCCGTAGCCAGGTTGAAGGTACCGCGTGAGTTGGGTTGATAATCTTGGCAAGATGGCTAAGTCCACATTGGACTTTACTGGCTTGCCTGGTCTATTCAAGGATATTGCAACTTCGGGTAGTAATGATGACCCGTGGTATGTGGACGGTATCAACTTTGTCAAGAACACCGTCAAGGTAACCACAACTCCAGTTCGCGCTGCGGTTGGTGGGTTGCTTGCTGTTGGCGAGGCTTCTTACGAACTCGGCGGTAAAGTGCGCCGTGAAGGTGTTGAAACAATCCTTGAACAACCCTTCATGTACAACAAGTTCAAGAACTCAGGTGAGTCATACTCCGACTACACAATGCGTGTAGAGCGTGAAAAAGAAAACATTTCCCTGGGTCAAGCAACACTTTCAGCACTTGGTCAAGGCAAAAACGCTGGTGACCAGAGTGGTTGGTTCCAAGAGTGGACCGACAACAACTTTAGATTCCTCTCGGCTGGCTTTGATGTATTCAATCCAGCAGATAGAGAGTTGGCTTTCAAGGAGCAGTACACAGGAAAGTTTCTCTCTGGCGTGCAAGACATTGTTGCATCAACCCTGATTGACCCATTGACATTTACTGGCTTCTTGGGCAAGGGTGCTGTTATTGCAGCCAAGGCTCCAATGCTGGACCAGATTCAGGGAAGAACAGCACGCGCCGTCTTTGGCAAGTTTGCCATGACGGAAGAGCGTATGGATAACATTCTTACCAAGGCTCTTGAGGGTAAAGGCGAGGGTGTTACTGATATTCAGTTCCTTGCTGGCAGTAATGCTCGTGAGCAATATGAGTACTGGCGTAAGAAGAGGGTTACCAACCCAGATGCCATGGCGTATCTTTTTGGTCGAGCAGGCACCGAAGAAGAAGTCGTAGATACATTCAGGGCTGTCATGTACAAAGACACTCAGGCTATGGCTAAGGTCGCATCGAAAGACCCAGAATCAGCCATTGTTATTGACCAGATGACGGATGTTCCACATCCTCACCGTCAATACCTCGAGGGCAAGACTGACGGAGATTTGATTTCCTCCCCTGAATACAACAGGGCAACGAGTGATTACATCGCAAAACTTACCGACGAGACAAGCGATGCTTACGATGAGCGATTTGCTAACCTTTTAGCAGAAACCCAAACTGGTGGTCAGTTGAAGTATGGGTTTAGCCGTGGACCGTGGGAAGGCAAGTTAGCCCAAAAGTCTCGTGCTAAGGCACAAGGTGTATTTGCTGAGGCTGATAGTGTTGTATTCCAAAAGACCAGCCTTCATCCAATAATCAAGGTTGTCAACTTCCTAACCAAGGAATTGCCAAGCGGTGTTTTCAACCTTCATGATGGTGATTCCTACATCGAGTTCAACGCATTTCTTCGCGAGGCTAATGAACTTTCTAAAGGCGCATTTGGTACACAGGCTGCAGGATTTGCAGATAGATACCTCAGCGCAGTTAGCAACGGCGAGCGCCTAAACATCATTACGCAGGCTGAGCGTGCAGCGCTTGCAACCCTCTTCCCTCGCTATGCTCAAGACCAAATAGAAACATTGTACGCAATCTTTGATTACCGTAGAGCATCGCGTATCAAGCAACACCGTGACCAAGGATTCGTCTCATACCTTGAGAATGGTCAGGTTGTTCACGCTAAGGCTCCGGTGCTCCAAAGGGAGTCTGCAAACTTCGTCATTATCGCAGATTTGAGAAAACTCAAGTACGCGATTGACTCCCATGAGTCCGTGCTTCCAGGACTTCTTGACGGTCTTGCTGTCGAGGATATTGCTCTCCGCACTCAAAAGGGTCTATCTGCCCTCGGCACCATCAACGACATCTTCAAGACTTCGGTGCTTATGCGCCTTGGTTATACCGTTCGTAACATTACTGAGGCTCAACTTTCCATGCTTGCTAAGGGCTTTGCTCTTCCAGCGATGGTTGCAGCAGGTGGTGCAGATGGTGTCAAGCGTTTCTTCAAGAATCGTCAAATCGGATTTAGCCGTCTTGTTGATAACCTCAAGGTACTAACTGGTCGTGCTGATGATGTCGGCACGCTCCAATATGCTTTCCAGGTCGAAGCAGATAAGTTGCGCTCTATCGACATGAGCCGTAAGCAACTTGTCAAGGCTGTTGATGACCGTATTAGAGATTTAGAGGCTGACTTCTCAAGCGCTGTTACACGGCGGATTGAAGAAGAAGCAGCCAAGGGCAACATCATTGGGCGTGAAGAGGCAGCAGCCCTCGTCATTCCACGGGAACTACGAGTTCTTCGTGGGGTTATTGAGGACCTCAACTCCATCACGCTTTATCACGGTAGCCCAGAGGCTGCCTTTCAACTTGATGAGGCTCGTGCCCTTGTTGCATCCGCTTCGCCTAACACAGCCAAAAAGTATGCTGATGGATTTACTTTCCACTCCGCTGAGAATTACCTAGAGACAGCAACAGGAACTCGCCCTGGTCGCCTTGGCATGAAACCAGAGGTTCGTTTTCCAGAGTTGGCTCCGCCTCCGCCAATAGAGCAAGAACTTGCTCAGCGTGCCCAAAAGGGTGGTTTTTCTGTCCGTGGCGTGACCTTTGATTCGCCCACCCAGGGCTATATGGTTGGTCGTGCTTCCGGTGGTGTTGTACTTCCGGCAAAAAACCGCAAGGAAATTGCATCCACAATTCGCAAGTTTCTTGATGACAATG